TTTACTGAGCTAAGAGCAGCTCCGGCTTGGTAGACCGCCTTTTGCTTGATGGATTGCTCAAGAGTTTTAGAGTCGTCGGCTGCGGTATTGGATTGGCTCATCTTGAGCCCGCCCTTGCGGATATCATCCTTGGTGAGTACATTTGAATCAGAAACCCGTTCTGGTGAACCACGCTTGGGCAATTGGAGCCCTTGGGTCGTACCGAGCGGGTTTTTATATTGGCTGGTACGTCCATCCTCCTGACTGAACTTCTGACCACCATCCGGGCCGCCATTGTCAGGGCCGCCGCGCTTCATCTTCTTGCCCAGCCCCTCAATCAGCACTCTGGTTTCGGCGGCGGTAATGCCACCAGGCACAAAGCCGACAGTGCGCAGCGCCTTGGTAACCCATGCCACCACCTGATCCCAGCCGCGCCGCCAGGCACTCTGCTCCAGCTCGGCAAGGTGGGCAACCACCTCCTCGGCCTGCACCCCCAGCTCCTCGTCAGCGTAGTGGGTGTCTACCCAGTCCCACACCGCCTTCATGCTCGGGTCATTTCTTGATTTGATGAGGCGGCTGATCAGCTTGGTGTACTCGCCATCGCCCAGAACATTGGCCAGCCCGTAGTGGGCCAGCACCTCATGACGCAGGATCTCGCGCATCCGCTTGGGGTTGGCGATGGTGTCGGTGGCCACATGCAGGGTGCCATTGTCATCATCGAACGCAGCGCGGCGGATCAGCCCTTCCTTGGCGGCCAGCCCCAGCGCCTGCTCCAGCTCTGCCTGGGTGGCGTGGATCTGCACATCAATGCCGCTGGCGCCCCGGTACTGCTTGAACCACTCCTTGGTGACCAGCTCGGCCTCTTTGCGGGTCAGGTGCTTGGCTGGCTTCTCACCCTGCGACATGGCCTGTTTGGAGAAGCTGATGATGCGCTCAGGCTTGTCGTCCTTGGCTGGCTCATCGGCTTGCTTGCCGATCACCTCCTGATCGCCACGAATGTTCTGCTTGGTGCGATCTCCGTTGCGAATACCTTTGCCAACCGCCCTGATAAGGCTGTCCAGCTCATGCTCTTTGATGGGGCCTTTCACCAAACCTGCTTTACGCAGCAGACGAGCGAATTCGGTCTTGATGTCATTCCAGGTCTGAATGGTGCGGGGCGGCAGCTCTTTCTCTGCGATGCTGGCAAAGACTTCCTCCGCTTTGCCCATGTCATCAAGGTGCTTATAACCTTTGTTCGCGGCACTCCATTCTTTGGCTAGCCACGGCTGTTGTTTCGCATCAATTAGCTTCTGGAGAAGGGAGCGCTTATTTTCAGGCGTAAACGTGTCAGTACCGTAGTGACCCAAGAGCTCATGGCGCAGAGTCTTGATGAGGTCCTCTTTAGCGCCAACTCTTCCAGTTTGAGCCTCTCTCGCTCCGCCTTCTCCTTTTCCAACTCTTCCAGTCGCGTGTTCTCGCGACGACTTGCCTCCTCTCGAACCTCCCTGCTCACCTTTCTGCTCCCCCACGGCACCAGTAGATACCCCTGCGCCAGTGCTTTCAGGTTTCCGAACAGGTATGTCTCGAATGGATGCGGAGGAGGAAAGTAAGGAGCTCCCGTTGTCTCCGGCATTTCCGGATATGATGGTGACAAGTCCAGCGCTTGGGTGGTATGCACCTTTTGTTGTTCTGGCGAACTCTGTTCCTTCAACGCTGGGTCCGTAGATTTCACTGGCCTTCTCCCTGATAAATGGCTCAACCGGAATGTTGCCATTGTAATCCCTCAGGAAATCGTCAACCACCTTCCCTGCGTCCTCAACAGATAATCCCTTCCGCTGCTGGGACAAGCGCACGTTGCTGGCTGGCACGGCATCAACCTCAATCTGCTGCACCGGCTCGCTGGCGGCAGGCGCGACATACTCCCGCACCTTGGCTGCGGACGACTTGGCGACCACCATGCCTCCCTTGCCCGGGATCGCCTTCACGCCGCTATCCTTGGCCCACTGCTTGATCAGCGGCACCTCGCCTTTCAGGGTGATGGTGCCATCCGGGTTATCGATGGCTTCCGCCCACGGCGTCGGCGCGACGGCAGTCTCAGGCGCTACCGGTTCAGGTTGCGCCACCTCAGAAACAGCAACCCCGGCATCAGGGGCCGGGGTTGTCAGTGTTTGGTCATCTTGCTGCTGTCCATCAGGTACAGGTGGAGCCGCAGCGTAGTCTGCCGGATCTCCGGGTCCAGCTCGGTCGGCGAGTCCGGCAAGGGCTGGTTCAGTGCTCTCTGAAACTGGTTCGCCTGCGCCAAGCTGATCGCCTTGTCCTTCACTGCCGACTGCAAGTACCTGGGGAGCCTGCTCATTGAAAACCTCCGCTTGTGGTTGTTGGGCGGGGATCACCTCGCGATATCCGGTATCTACGGCCTGCGCGAGCGGTTGCAGCTCGGCGTTATCTCTCACCTCTTGGCCGTTCTCCTGCGGCACAGCAGCGGCCTGCTCGCTGCGAGCCTGCTCCACCTCGGCAATCTCGGCCACACCAAAGCCGCCACCATTGAGCGGAACCGGCGTTTCAGTGCCTTTGCGGCTGGCGTTGGCAGCTTCCTTCTCACTGGCAAACGGCTTGCCGCGCTTGGTGATCCGCATGGTCTTGAGCGGCCCGAACACCGAATCTGTCTCGCTGCCAGCACGCGCGATAGACTGGCGCAAAAACGCCGGCGTCTCCTCGATGGGGTCAACCTGACGAAATGCTGGCATGTCAACCTGCGGGATCGGTGCGGCCAGCGGCGCAGCTGCGATCTCTGCTTGTTGCTCAGCGGCCGGTGCGGCGACTGGCGCCAGTTCATCTACCACCGGTATCTCTGCCTGCCGCTGATAGGCGGGGATATCCATCACCGCATCAGACTGGCCAGGCATCAACGGGTTGCGGGCACTGGCAAACATGCTGTCAATTTCGCTGCTGATACTGGCCCCGCGCTCAGCCTGGCGCTGATCCAGTCCGTGGATCATGTCATCCATCTGCTCATCGCCAGTCACCACCCGACGCTCAACCTTAACCTCAGGCCCCCGCACGCCACCAACCACACCACCGAACACCCCACCAAGAACCCCATCGTTCAGGGCGGAGGCGAGCACACCCGCCATCGGGTCGCGGGTCTCATCAGCCCACTCCTGCACCGCCTGGTTGACCGCGTACTGGGTGGCGCCGCTCTGTACCGACTCCGTTACACCCTCGGTTGCAAGGCCGCGCATCGCCGCACCTGCCCGAGTTGTGCCAACCTTGCCAGCAGCGCCGCCAATACCAGCAAAGGCGCCGCCAAGGTAACCGCTGGCGAAATCTGCGGCCACCGCCTTGGGATCTGACCATGCACCAGTGGCAGCCCGCTCAGCAATGCTGTCGATTGCCGCCCGGCGAATATCACCGATACTGGCCCCCTGCATCTCGCCATCGGCCAGCTCCCAGTACGCCTGCTGATAGTCCTCCTTGGCGTTGAGTTCGTCATTGCCAAGAGCATTGAGGTACTCCCGAGCCTCCCGCTCCGCCTGCTGGGCCCGCATCCCCGATGCCATCGCAGTGGTGTGAGCGCCATAACCGATAGCGCCGAGCCGCCCTATTGCTTGATCCAACACGGCCCGTTTTGCTGCATCCGTTGGCGCTGCCGCATAGGCGGCCCGAACTGAATTGAGCGCCCCGCCTTTGATTGACTCCTTCACCGTATCCTTGATGACCAGCGAAGCCGCCTTCCGCGCAACAGGTCTGGCTACCAGACCGGCGCCCTTGGTGCCAAATACCATGGCGCCGATCTGACCAGCAATGGTTGCCCCCTGCCCTGCCCATGCTCGCCAGTCACCCCAAGCATCACCAGCGCCAATGGAGCCATCCTCATTCTCAACCACAAACTGCTTGCCCATCGCCTCCCGCATTTCTGGCGATACCTGTTGCAGTTGCCCCTCGCCCCATGCGCCGACACTGCGCCCGGCATCTTTAATCGACTGCGAGCCGGTCAGTTGCCCCAGCGTTTCCAAGTCGCCAGCGGCGGCCTTGGCAGCGCCGCGCTGCCCCATGTCGATCACATCACCAAAGATGCCCTGCTCGCTCGCATTATCAGGGGCTTGCTGTGGTGATGATCCATAGCGCTCCATCGCATCACGCATGAAGTCTTCACGGGTAAACTGGGCCATCCGTCATTCTCCGCAGGCAATAAAAAAGCCGGGCCCTGTTAAGGGTCCGGCCATGATGGGGAAATTTTGTGCCACTACCGCTTAAATGGCAAGCGCGGCGCTACCAACTAACTAGCTACCTACACCGCATCGCTGACATAAAATCGATCAAGATCGCCATCTTTTAACATCGCCTTTGCCTTGATGGTGATCACTTGGTTATGGGCGTAGCTAGCCAAGTATTTATTGTCGGGCATCAAAAATGCCGGATCACTGACGTCAGCTTTTATGCGGGCATTACTCTCATCACCAACAAGGCGCACCTTGCCGGTTTTAGATTCTTTATCCAGCTCGGTGAATACCACTTCCCAGTCACGCAACTCGGTCAGCGTGACATCGCCTTCCGACCAGATGGCGTCTCTGGTTGCCTTATCAATGGTGGTTTTGTAAGGGTCTGTCTTCTTGCCAATCGTGAGCGTGTCACACTCCTGCCCTACCGGCTCAACTGCGTTACGAACTGACGGGCGTAGCGAATCCGCCATCTTCTCGATGGTGGTCATCATACGATCGATAACTTGCTGGTCGCGGTTGCCAAGCTCTCGAATCGCTTGCTCAAGTCGCTGACTAAGTAGTTTCATCTCTTCCCTATTACCGCTCGCTTTCGCGACAACAAACGCAACAATACCACCGAACAAGGCGCCACCAAAGCCACTAAAGAGTTGCTGCTGTTGCGCAAACTCAATGATAGCCGAAAGTTCAAAACACTTCGCTCTTGGTTCTGAGGCGTAAACCCTCACCCCTTGCGAGCCGAATTGCTTGGCATATTCACCAGTTACAACAAAATGTGAAGACACGGCAAGCACTCTGGCAATGCCCTGCAAAGACCCACCAAGAGCGTACAGATCTATCTTGTGCTCATCAGCCATTCTGCCGTCATAAGTAACGGGTACTTCCATCAATTCAATTGCCACGTCGCTCTCCCTAGTAAAATCAGAAGATTTTACGGTGCCGAGCGAAAACCACAAAGTGACCCCAGTTGCACTTTAAACAAAAATGGGGCCGAAGCCCCACCGTTATTACTCTGCCAGCTCCGGCATCATTCGCTCTATCCGAGCGGTGATCTTGGCCCGCTCAACGCGAGTCATATCGACACCTTCCAGCTCATCCAGCAAGGCGGCCAGCTCTACCATCAGTTGGGCGGCGCTCATTGCAGACCTCCCGGAGCTGGGTGTGAGTTGACAAGTGGGTGCTCCTGCTTGGCTTCGACAAGCATATCGCAGACATGCTCATAGGCCAGACTGACCCGTTCCATCGCGATATCTTGCAGGCTATTGCTGTTGTCGTCGCAGACCTTGATGCCGCCAATGATCACTTCTACCTCGGCAAGGTACCAAGCGGCCCATTGTAGATCTGTCCACTCGACATCTTCACCAGCTGGCTCCTGCAAATCCGGGAACGGTACAACCTTGTTGTCGCTCATGCTGCACCTCCAACTTCCAGCTCAGTAATGATGACCCCAACCGCCTCTGCCCCAGCTTCGTTATAGCGAAAGGTCTCCACCTGCTTGGTCGAGCTACGTGATTTATCCAGAAAAAACTTTCCGTATCGCTCTGTTTTCAGGTTGTGCTCGTTGGCGATACGACCAACCTTATTGGCGCTGATCCCAAACCGCTCACCCACCTCGGATGCACTGTAATAACGCTCAGTCAACACCGGCAGCGGAAGGATGTTGTCACCAACCACCGTATTGACTGCCGTCGCCATAGCTGTTTGCCTTGCCTCCTGGCTCAGGTTGGGCATTACCGAGAGCGCCACCGTAATGGCATCTGCAGTCATCTTGATCGCCCGTGCCTGACGGTATTCCGGCAAGTAGGACTTGGCAGCCTTCCTGACGGATTGGCGATCAGCCTTGCCGGTTGTCCAGTATTGCCAGAGCACCTCGTCACACTCTTCCTGATAGGCAACCACCTTCTCGCGGATCTCGGGGGAGACCTTGCCCGGTTGAATCGAGTAGAGCCAGGCCGGCAGCTTGCGCAGCGGTATGCAAATCATGGACTGTGCACCACCTGCTGAAGGTATGGTGATTTCCACCCCCCCTTTAAATTTTGATGCGATCTTGGCTCGTTGACTTCTCCAGTCCAACCCCATCCCCTCAACCACCGGCTTCATCGGTACAAATGGATCACCCTGGTGATCGACCAGATAGAGGTTGCTGCCATGGAACGGCACGAGCATTGACTGATTCGCGGCCCTGCCAATAACTTTCATTTGCATATCAGGTTGATGTATATTCATACCGTAGTCCTTAACGTGGTTGTTTGGGTTTACATCCTCGGCCTTGGCGGTTGCAGCCGCTTTGGCCGAATTCATTTTGGCATCAGGCCAACTTCCCTTCATTTTTCAACATCTCCTTCAAGCGCTGCACGATCTCGGAATTCATTGTTCTGCCAGTATTTTTGGCGGATTCTTTGATCGCACTTTTTACCTCTGGCGGCATCCTCAAACAAAATGATGGGTACTCTCTCATGGCATACATCTCCTTTTGGTCACTGTGATGTAGGTATCCTTGATCATACCTACAGTGACTGTCAACACAAAAAAGGTAGGTATCATTAACATTCATGCATATACAAGTTAAAGTTACCCGGTGGGATACCTACCGGATTTACTATGAGCACCAGAAACAAAAACCCGCAGTACAACCTGAGGCTCCCAGAAGAGCTCAAGACATACCTTCAACTTGAGGCAGACCGTCATGGCTGTAGCCTGAATCAAGAAATCGTTGATCGGTTATATGCCTCTAGGGAACAGGATGTATTTGTTAGAAAGCAGATAGTTGGTGGCGATGATCCGGATGAGTTTGGGTACAAGCAATTCCAAGCCCAATTTGAGAAGACCATTAGTCGAACCATGGACAGAGATCTGCGCATGGCCAATAGTGAACTAGCTACCATTGGTGACCGGTTGCTAGATGTAGTTTGTGAGCGAAATATTCGCCTAAAAAGCGCGTCAGCTACTTACCTAGATAGAGATCGTCTAAAGCTGTTTATTAAACATGTAAGTGATATCCGCAAAATACGCCTAGCCGTCCGGGATTATGATCTAGGTGGTGGTGTGCTAGTTATCGTTATTCTTGGAGAAAAATTCTCCGCAATAATGGATACCACCGCCATAACCGCACAGAGAACACCGCGCGAGTATGAGCTCGCTGAATTGATACGCACCATTGACGAACGCGATCTTCTAGATATGACGGAGTTTGTCCCACATAGAATCGTTGATACTCGGGAGTACCCACCGTCAAGCGCTATTGAAGAAGTGATGGGTTATGATGCAATTCCTTTAAAGGGTGCTATCTATTCATTTCTGAAAATATTCTCTGACTTTAGTGGCCAAGAAAGCATATCAAATGATATGTATCAGCCTCTTTCATTGTTTTTAAAAACACAAACTAAAGACTAAAAAAGTTGGGCAAGGTTGTGAACGTGATGTGACACACCTCAAAGTCATAAAGCCCCAAACGGGGCATTATGCAGTGCTCACAGACCCCAACATCCCGCTGAAGTGTAACCATGACTTTGTCGAGGAGATGCGCGAGGTGTTGGATTTCGTAAGACAGATGAGAGAAGAAAATGGAGGTTCTTGATGCGCGTCACCACCACAGCTATCGCCGCACTATTGTTTTTTTCTGGTGCAGCCTCTGCTGAATGCATCGGCTCTGGCAGCCTAAAAACCTGCTATGACGACAGTGGCAATACCTATACCGTCCAGAAGGTTGGCGATTCAACATATGTGAATGGATATAACTCTAAAACCGGAACTAGCTGGAATCAGAATAGCCAGCACGTTGGCAATAGCACCTTTACCAATGGCAATGCAGCCAATGGCCAATCATGGAATAGCACCTCAACAAAGATTGGCAATTCGGTTATGACCTACGGAAAAGATAGTGAAGGCAAACCGTTCACCGTTGTTTGCGGAAAATATGGGTGCTATTGATGATTGCGCGAGTTATTTCATTAGCGATGCTTATGGCGCTTCCTATCAACGGACATGCTGGATACTTAGACGGAAATATGCTTTATGAGCTGTGCTCATCGGAGAAAGGAGATGAGTTTTATTACATGAATGCATCAGAGTGTCGAGGTTATATAACTGGGGTAGCTGACACGCTCGACGGCTTTTCTTTCTGTATACCTAATCAGGTTACAAGGGGCCAGAATGCTGACATCGTAACAAAATATCTATCTGATCATCCAGAGGATAGGCACAGGGATGGGCATGCAATAACCGCCCAAGCTCTATCGCTGGCATTCCCGTGCGCAACAAAAAAATGATGTGATTTCAAAGCCCGCCACTAGGCGGGCTCTTGCTACTTGTACATCTGTTGATATGCGCTTGCCGCTGTTGCATCCGGGTTCTTATTGGCCCGCAGCGCCTCCTCACCTGATTTGATCAGCTGTCGCTCAATGGCGCGCTCGCCCTGCAACCTGGGGATAATGCCTTGAGGCTTTGGCGGTTGAGCAGTTGGCGCAGGTGCTGGTTGTGGAGCGGGATCCTGTGTGGCCGGGGTTTCAGCTTTCTGCGGGGCAAGGGAGAGCCAGTAATTGGCATAGCCGCCACCACCAAACTCCCCTAGTAGTTGCTGGGCTCCAGGGTCTGATGCCAGGGTATAACCCAGCATATCGATCTCCCTTGCGGCTGTAGCGCGTTGCTCATCAGTGAGCTTATCGTCACCCAATATCTCTGTCTTGCGCTTTGACAGCTGATCCATGGTGCCCATGATGTTCTTGGCGTGAGACTCGCGGGCCCGCACATTGGCATTCGCGACGGCGGCCTGTGTATCGGCAGCATACTTCCGCTCCCACAGGGACAAATCATGCTCCCGCTGCTTGGCATTCTCACTGGACTGTGCCGCAAGGCGAGCTTCGGTGTCAGCTTTGCCGGCATCAATATTCTTCTGAAGCCGAGCCTCGGCTGCCTTCAGCTCGGTGGCCATCTCCTCCTTACGCTGCGCGGCCTCCCGCAGGCGCTGCTGTTCGGCAAACCCGGCTTGTGCGTTGTTGACGGTACCGGCCCCAAACCCCTTGGCCAATGCTGCGAGCAGGCTCATGCTGCACCCCCTTGTTGTTCGGATTCATCCATCTTCTGCACGATGGCCTGTAGTATCTGGCTGGCTTCGGCCAGGATCTGGTCGTCGATCACATCGCTCTCGGCGTCCATCTCCTTGAGTTTGTCCATGGCGCGAAACAGGGCGTCAATCTTGCTGTCTGGGTCACCAATCTTGCCGGATGCCAGCATTTCACGGCAGCCGGCATACACCGCCTTGACGATCTGCTGCGCCGGCACGCTGCGGCCAGCCTCCTTGGCCTGCTTGAGAATAGTGAAGATGCCGCCTGCCACCGCGTCGGCCACGCCCTGGATCTTGTCCTCCCCCGCCTGCAAGCGACCGGCAACGGCCTGCCCACCATCGCCAAGCAGAGTGGCGCCAAGCATCTCCATCATGCTGGCGTGCATCGCGTCATCATTGCCGGCTTGCTGCTGCGGCTGCTGGCCCTGCAGATTCTGAATCAATCCCATCACTCACCATCCCATGCATACTGAGCCCGGATACCGGGGGTTACATCAAACCGGCTGGGGCTGAAATTAAAATCGCCAGCCATGTTCTTATCGAGGTCGCTATTGCTCGGCAAGGAATAACGCGGAGGGGCTGAGTCCACCTCTCCATTGCTTCCACCATTACCATTGCTGTGGCTGGCGCCCGCTTGGCTGACGGCATTGCCAGCCTGCACATTAAGGTCGTTGAGTGCAGCGCCAAAGCCTGACGCTGGCTGGGTCAAGCCGCTCGCCACACCAGAAACCAATTGACTTGCCCCTGGTACCACACCAGACAGAAATCCCATGGCGGCTTTAAGAGTCGAGTCTAACCCCCCTTCTGACCCGAGGGATTGCCCTCTCTGCCCAGTGAGCCGTTCGCTATCAAAATCACCACGTGCAGCATCTCGGCCGATGCCGGAAAAATAGGAGTCAGTATTGCCGACATCACCGACCAGCCCCGCAACCGCCTTGCCAGCCCCACCCAACAGCGCACCACCCAAAATATTGGCGCCCGCCTGCTTGTTAAATGCCCCGGACGCATCGGCAATATTGGCCTTGTCGCGTGCAGTTAGAGTGCCGTTTTGCGCCTTGCGCTGGAGGTTGCCAATCACCCCATTCACGTTGTCAGTTTTGATGGTTTCGTTGAAATTGGTGGACGGCCCCATACCAAGAGCGCCCTTGACCTTTCCACCAAGCGAACCATCGTGCATGCCATACATCGACGGGCCGCCGATAGAGCTGATGTTGTGGTTTGGCGTGCTGGGAGCTGCGCCGTAACTGCTCAAGGTCTGGTTAATAGAAGAAACTCGGCTGGCAATGCCACCCTTGCCGCCTTGGTTGCCGCTGGATGACAAGTTGCCACCGCTCGCTTTGGCGTTTCCGCTCGCCATGGCTTGTGCGGCTGCTCGCCCAGCACTGTATGCTCCGCGCTGCGCAGCCTCGCTCATGCTGCCCGTTGAGCGGTTTGCGCCACTGCTGCCGGCCTTGCTACCCGACGAGCTCGCACCACCACTCTTGCTGGATGCCGAGCTCTTGCTGCTGGAGCTGGAGGTGCTGCCACGATTACCTGCGCTGGCGCCCTGGCTGCTTCCGTTGCGGTTATTGTTGCTGGCACCCTTGCTCGAGCTGCTACCACCTTTGCTGCCGCCATTACCGCCCTTGCTGCCGCCGCTATTTCCGCTGCTCTTTGCCATTTACGCCCCCTGCTTTTTAATGTTGGCCAGCACGCCATTGGTCAGAACGCCCCCGGTAGCCATGCCATCACCAGCCAGCCCTGGGGTCGATACCTGGTACTCGACCGGCGTCAGGTTGGCTGGCAGTCCGTTCTCCTGCCGCAGCTGGTCTTCCCGACCCCAAAGGTCTTGCTGCATATTGCGCTGGTTCTTCTGGGCCTCTCTGTTCTCCAGATAGGAGCCGCCAGCAACCAGCGCGGAGCCCAGCAGAGTTGCAGCGCCAGGGCTTTTCTGCATCCAGTCGCCCGCATCCTTTAACCCGCCAAGCACCGCATCCACGGCCTGGTCAGCCATGTCGATCGCGCTTGATACGATGCTGCCAAAATCAAACATGTGACCTCCTTACTTTACGTTTACGCCGGGCAGTGATGCGGACGGGAACTTGGTCCAGTCCGGCTTGATGGTGCTGATGTTGGAGTACATCTGCTGGTACATGGTCAACGTCGAGTTGAGTTCGGTTTTCATGTTGTTGACCAGCTTCTCTTTGTCGGCAGCCTTCATCGTGTTGTCAGCCATGACCGCTGCATAGCGGTCGTTATAGGAGCTGACAGCTTTATCAACTGTGCTCATGTACATGCCGTGAGTGTTGGCCACCACCTGCTGCGCCAGCTGATCCATGCTGGCCTTGTTTTGGTTATCCAACTCTTTCAGGCGCTGCTGACCCTCTGCATCCAGCAAGCCAAGGCTGTTTTTGTGCAGCAACTGATCCCGCTCTTTTTGGTATTGGCTCTGCACCCCCAACTCTTTCAGGCGCTGCTGACCCTCTGCATCCAGCAAGCCAAGGCTGTTTTTGTACTGCAACTCGGCCATCCCCTTTTCATGGCCAAACTGATTACCCTGCATGGTCAGTTGATGACTGCGATCAATCCGGTTCTCGTCACTCTTCCATGCCTGCCCCGCGTTCTGGCTGGCGATAGGTAACGCCGCATCGACGATCGCCCGTTGCGACGCTTCGGCACCGATAGACGAATTCGACAAGCCGCGACCGGCCGCATATTGCTCGCCCTTCGCCTTGGCCATGCGCATCAGCAGACCATCCTGACTGATGGTCTTGTTTACCTGATCGTTCACGTCCTTGGCGTCAAAGGGCGTGGTTGTTGCGGTAGTTGCTACCATGTATCCCCCAATAAAAAAGCCGCCAATAGGCGGCTTGCTTGAATACTGAATGTCACCAGGTGAACGCCTGTACCGCGCTCACATCAGTGAGGGTGGAGACAGCAAGTTCAGCAGCGTTGCTGGCCTGCCGGATCTGCTCGCGCAGGGCGAGCACATCGGCCACCGTTTCGAAGCCAGTCTCTCCGAGCTGCTCGCGCTCCTGCGCCCGTTGCAACCGCCAGTCTAGCGCGGTAATGCGGCGCTCAGCCTCAGCTTTTATCTCGACGACTTTAGCCGCCTTCGCCTCGTCCAGAGTAATGGGCTCGGGCTCTGGTTCGAGCTTGGCCTTTTCGCGCCAACTGTTCTGGTAAAACTCGTTTGCGAAATTCTCATCAGCAATGATTGTATTAATAACAGCCCCAGAGCTGTCTAAAATTTCTATTTCCATTATCCCACCCTCCGAATAGCAATGAAGCCCTGGCCGCCATTGCCGTATGGCGTGGACCCCGGCCCGCGATACCCAGGAATGCTGCTCAACAGGGATGGCACCTCACCACCATCGCCTTGCTTCCCCTGTGATGTGACGCCGCCTCCGCCGCCTCCGCCGCCTCCGCCGCCTCCGCCATATCCGCCCCGCCCCCCATTGGGTGAATATCCAGTGCCTGTGGAACCCCAGCCAGGCTGCCCCATACCACCACCCACCCCACCCCCACCACCACCCCCACCACCGGCTGGGCCCACATCCCCACCTCGCCCGCCTGTTACGTTGAGGTCTCCACCACTGGCAATCCCTCCATTCCCACCGTTCGATCCAGTGCTCCCAGCGCCGCCAGTGCACACGGTGTTTATTTTACCGGCTACAACAACGGAACTGGAGCCTCCGCTAGACCCGGCTCCACCGGAAGCGTCCCCCATTGTCCCAGCCGCCCCTACCGTAACAACCGCTATGTCACCCTTCTTCAAACTTCTACGGGACAGGCTTAGTCCGCCAGCGCCCCCACCACCTCCATTTGGCCCTCGCGCACCTCCGCCTGCACCATGCCCACCGGACTGCCCTAAATCAGAAGAAGCTGACGTCCCGCGTCCTCCACCCCCGCCACCGATAACGATAATCTCGTACTCGCCGTCATCTGGCACAGTCCACGAGCTACTGCTAAAAAAGACAGACCATGGATATTCGGTAGGAAAGCTCATATTGACAACATGAGCTTCGAGCGAGGAAAGCCCCTTCTGAGTCTCTTTTACCTCATTAAAAATAATTGGTGCCAGCTCATTCATAGTTCGGCCTCCACTGCGACAGACCCAGTCAGTCGTCCGCTTTCGTTATAGTGATACGAGGTGGTTGTTTTTCGTCCAAGGTAGGTTGACTCAGACCCTATCAGGCGACCCGAAGTGTCATAACTGAATGTGGATACTTGCTGCCCGGCAGGGAATAACGCTGTCACTACGGAAATTCGGCCAGTCGCATCGTAGCTGTAGTCAGCGCTAATATAGCGATCTGCGGTATCCGACCCATGCAGCAGGTTGAGAATTAAATCGCCGTCAGCGTTCGGCTTCTGACCATTGAGTGAGCGCATTGCCCCCACATCGCCAGGGGTCAGGTTGATATCCCCATCCAGCATCTTGCCGTTGATGAGGGTCGCCTTGGTTACGCGCTCCTGCATGTCCTTGGCGACTCGCTCGAAGCCGGTTTGCACGGCGCCAAAGTCAGCTTCTACGGCCTGACCATCAGCCAGCTCGCCGGGGACATATTGGTTTAGTCGGTCATAATACGGGTTAGCCACGCCTTACCCTCCTTGCGAAATAGTCCAGCGTCACACCAGTGATGGTGAAGTTTGGGTCTGATGCGCTAGCCCCACCTACCATCAGAGATAGACTGGTTGATGTGCCAGACAGGTCGATAGGCGACTGGGTATAGCCATAGCTTCCGCTCCAATAGAACTGGTTCCACTGAGCCTGATTCCAGATGGCTGCCTGATCCCAAGCAGTAGAAGTATCCTCACCGATCACGGCACTCACTCGCTGACTGGTGAAGTGGGCATCCACCATGTAATCGGTTGACCACTTCACCTGTACTTGGGCTTGGTTGGGGGAGGTCTGCTCAACCATAGCGGCCAGCCAGGTCTTATTGACCGCAGGGGAGCCGGCATGGGCAAACGGAAGGCGAATGCGCCAGGTAATAGGCGCGCCATCAAACGATCGGGACTCCCGATCGTTGGTAAAGACCATGCCGTCATGACCATCGAGACAGAAGAACACCTGCTCACCCTGCTCCGTGTAACGCCACACGCCAGTCACCGGCGCGGGATACTGGAATGTGGTGGCCATGGGGGTGCCATCGGCCAGCATGGTCACCGCCAGGTTGGTCCTGCCGGTACTGAACAAACGATACTGGTTAAGCTCGGCAACCTGCGTTGATAGCCGCCATTTCAGGCCGTCTATCAACGTTTTGAAGTGGTGGTCTGGGTCGAGCTGGTTGAGTGCGAAATCGCCAAATTCTTGTACCCGATCCAGCCTGACCAAGCCGCGATCGGAGAGACCAACCGGGAGAAACAGTGACTGACCAGTACCAGCGGTAATGCCCACCGATTCTGAGAGCGCCCGCTGATCCCAATCCTTCGAGCCAGATCCGTAAAGGCCAAACACCCGCTGCGCCGAGGCGGTCACCAAAACGCCGCCAGTGGTGGGCAGCATCGCTGTGATTTCATCGCCAATGGCAAATGACTCTGCTCCAAGCAAGGCGCTCCAGGTATGGGGATTGCCAGGCGCGCTGTGCTGGTACTGTCCACCCGGGTACCCCAGAAACAGGTGCCCTGAATGGACGGCGATCGCCATCGGTTTGTCTTTTGCGGCATCAGGCTGTGCATGGAGTGGGACAAGCCACCCATCTTCCCGCAGCTCAAAGGCGCGCTGCACGCCAGAGACAACATAGGCGGCCCGCTGCCCCGCCCCGCCAAAGAAGTTGTGCACTGCAGCTTGATATTGGCCGCCAGCCTGAAAAGAGATCGCCGTCACACTGGAGACGGTGCAGGTACCTCCTCCCGGCGCGGTCAGCACATTACCAACGACCGGGGCCTCGCCGGGTGCTGCGATAACTACCCCGCTCTTACCATCTGCCGCCAACTGTGCGACGCACCGGAACGACTTGCCGTCACCAGTTCTGGTGAGGGTGATATCCCCATTGGGTATATTTGCCGCACTGGCAACAGCCAATACCGAGCCAAAGGTGGTGATCCGCTGCCAGCCTAATTCTGTCGCTCTGAACAGCCCTCCGGTTGCGGTGTCTATATCACGCACGGCAAACACAGCGCCGCGCACAGCGATAACCCCGCGAATAGGCCCAACTCCAGGCACCGCACTGATCTGTGAGCGACGCCAGTCGGCTGCAATCGCCTGGGTGGCAATGTTGTCGGCCTTGGTCTTGCTGTATTCGCGCCCAGCCTGCCGCGCCACATAGTGAACGCCATCAATCGCCAGATCCGCGCCTGCCGCTACACCGCCTTCAAGCGCAATGGCATTGATGAATGCCCCTGAACGGGACAAGTACACACCGCGCCCACCTGGCCATGTGATCGCCACGAACCGTTGGTGAGTTATCTCTGGCGCATCCCCTACATCTATCGATATGAACTTTCGGTTTCTGCTCGGCGATGGGTGACCATCAAAGCGGTCATAACCCAGCGTTCGTGAGTAGCCACCACTGGCCAGAGCATCGACGTTCACCGCGGCCAGGGCAAATCCTGGCGCCTTAGCCAGCGGCGTGGTGGAAAGGTCAATCCCACCTTTCAGTGAGATGAATGTGCTATTGCGGGTTGGAAGTTTCACCACGCATCTCCATTCACCAATGAGAGTGGAGGCACATACCGCTTCACCAGCAGCCCGTAGTAGACATTCCACTCGCGCTCACCAATAGCAATGAGCTCGGTAGCAGCCTGCCGATACCCGCTCTGAGCGACCGCGTACCAGACGATAGCCATGTGATACTGCTGCTCAATGTGCGGCGTGTCAGCCTCTGCGGTCATCGTTTGGGTTGGTGTTGGGGTTTCACCACGCAACCACTCCCAATCGTTGCGCAATAGCTGGATCTTCTCCCAGCTCTCACGGATTGCGTCGGCTGCAGCCTGGGTGCGCGGACTGCCATCAGTCAGCGTTTTAGGTGGGCCACCGAGGTCGTGTACCTCTGCGGCATAACGCCTGCACAGCTCAAGGAAGGTCATGGTTAGCCGACCAGACTAACCGGGTAGGACTGCACGGTGCGTGGTACGAGAGAGCCGTCATCGTTCTGCTCGTAACGGGTTTCAGTCGCCTGCTGTAAAACCTGATATACCGGTTCAGGTACTTCCACCGTCTTCTCGCGCTGGATGATGTAAGCAACACCGTTTACTCCGGCATAGACATCATCGTTACCGCGACTGTGAGGATCGCGCGAGATACGGATTTTTACCCGCTTTGCTTTGTTCAGCTCGCGCTGCTCGGCACTGGGTGCGCCAGTGATGGCTTCGGCACTAGGCGCTGTGTTTGCATCGCGGGTTACGCCGTTCGCTTGCTCCTGCTCGATGATCTCGGCGACCAGCTTGTCGCGACTGGTGTTGGCTGCCTTGTCGATGCCGAAGTTCTCGGACAGGTATTTTCGCAAATCGGCCGGGGCGGCGTTATTGAGGTCGATCAGTTCCATGGGTCTGTGCTCCTGAAAAAAGGAAAAGGCCCGCACTTGGCGGGCCGGTTATGGGTTGCGTATTAGAGGGCGGTAACCGCAACCTCGATACGGGTCAGCCACAGCTCGTTGAGGCGAACTGCAGTGAACCAGCTTTTCCAGGAGGCGGAGCCGCGCTGACCGAGCGGGTCGCCACCACGCGGGGTGTTGGGGTTCAGGATCATCGGCACGATGGAGCCTGGGCCGCCATTTCCCTTGAGCGGAACAATACCGAAAGCGTTCTGCGCCAGCACAACCATCGGGTACACATCGGCACTGGTGCCGCCAGTGGAGACCATGGAGCCCTTGGCGCCACCTGCATCCGGCAGGGAGGCCAGCACCGGGGAGAGCACAAAGCGGAACTCTTCCACGGAGCCGATCTCTTCCGGGCACAGCGGCTGGCGGGTGCCGTACTCGGCAACGGACTTGAAGCCTGCCAGGCCGCGAATGTCGGAATCGCAGTCAGTGTGAGCCACCACCACAAACGCGGCCTCAACCGGCTTGGTGGCTACGTTGACGGACGGAGCCAGGATCTTGGTAATCTTCTTGGCGCGCTGCTTCTTGAGCGAACGAGCGGCAAGGCGCAGCTTGTTGAGGCTGATCGCGGTGTTCACACCATTGCGAGCAGAACCATTCGCATAAATAACGTTGGTACCGCCAGAGATAACGCCCCAGGTCAGCAGCTCAAAGGTTTCGCCAGCCTGCTCACCCAGCAGCATCTGCACATCCTGCAGTACCGGATCTTCGTGGGTATCGGCGATCACATCGGTGATTTCGCACCAGTCGCCATACTGAGACATACCGACGGTCACATCCTGATAGGCCATCTTTTTGCTGGCCGGAGTGACACCCTCAGTAAGCGGGGTGGTGGCCGGAGCGAACGGCACCGGGCGGCGGAACTTGACGGTCTGACCCTTGTTCTTGGGCTGCGGCTTGGGGTCACCAAACTTCTGCAGCACCAGGATAGGCTCGGCGTGCTCGAGCATTTTCACTTCGGCGATGATGCCGACACGCGGGGAGATATCCCCGTAGGTGGTGATTGGCATAGCTTATTTCTCCTGAATCAGTATTTGCGCTGCACCAGACGCTTGTCGGCGTCGGCTGCGGCACGGGTAAAGACAGAGGACTCATCCGCTGTATCCACCGTGGCGCGGCCCTGGCTACCGCCAAGCGGGGCCATGTCTGCCAATTTGCGCTGGCGCTGCGCGTTGCGTTGGGCTTGAGCTTGGAGCTGGGTGGACTTGTAGAGGGTCAGCACCACATCTGCGTCTGCTGCGCTGTCGGAGTTGGCGATGTTCTGCACGGAGGCGGGTTGCTGGGCGATCCAGGCTTGAAACTCCTGACTCACCACAACCTTTTCAGCATCGGGGTGCCGACGCATAAGCTCGTCAGTCTCGATGGTGATCAGCTCTTCGTGCTGGCGCTCCTTGGCCTGCTCACGCAGTTGGTTAACCGGCTCCATACCTTGCGAGATCTCGCTGCGCAGCCCATCGCGCAGGGCATCAGCGACGCCTTGCATGTGGTCGGCAATGTCGGGGTAGTCCTCGCGCATCGCGGCAATGCGGCTCTCCAGCGCATCGAGCTGGCGGCTGGCTTCCTTCCCATCCCCCTGCTTGTCTGCCTGCTGGATGCTGCTGATCTGCTCGTTGAACTGGCGCTCTTTCTCGGCAAGCTGCCGCGCAGTGGCGGCATACCGACCATTGGCGGAGCGGGCTGCCTGAGCATTCCGATCCCGGTCGGCTAACAGCGATTGCAAATAGGCGCGCTGCTCCGGGGTGGCATCAGCGAACAGGTCATCGCTGGACGCGGCGTGCTGCTCGGCAGCAGAGGCGGCTTCCTGTTGATGTTGTTCGTCACCGTCATCGCTGGCGGCGTGCTGTTGCTCGTCGTGCTGCTCGTCGTTTTGCGGCTCGCTGGTTGCGGGCTCACCACGCAAACGCGCATCGGCGGCACCAGCAGCTTGTGCGAACACATCCAGATCGCGGCCATCGGCGGCGTTCTGTTCAGCTTCTGATGCGGCTTGGTCGTTCAGGTGATCCATGTAAAATCTCCAAAAAAAAGCCCGCACAAGGCGGGCCGTTGTTACCTTCCGGCGTTAACCGGCTGGCGTAAAATCGTTGATGAGCTTGTCGAGCAGTCGGATCTGGGCCCTGGTGGCCTGGGTCTGCTCGTGCTCCATGTCCTGCTCCAGGTCAGCGCGCAGCTGCTTGAGCTGCTCCTGCAGGTGCAGCAAGACGGCGTTGGTGTCCTGGCTACGGGTGAGCATGGTGGTGTCAGCTCGCCACGGATGGGTTATCAGGGCGCGGAGTGCCGTTCAGATCGGCCAGCGCGTCGGCGTCGGTCAGGACTACAGCATTCTGCGCATCATGCAACTGCTGCTTCAGCAGGTAGCCCTCGAGCATCCACACCTTGTTGATAGCGTTCTCGCGGGCGATCTTGCGGCCTAACTCGGCGCTGAAGTTCTCCGGGCTGGCGCAGGCGCTTTCCCCGGTAACTGTAAAGCCGTTCTTCAGCGTGATGACGCAGAAGGTCAGCAGACGATGCGATTGGTAAGGAGGCGGTGGGGCATGCTCCTTGGTGGTGTCCACGTCCGCGTGGCTGCAATGCAGGGTGCAAGCTACCGCTGCGCCAGCAACGCCATCTGCTGCGGTGAAGTAATACTCGCTGGCGATCACCTCTTCGATGCGCTGCGGGGTTACACGCGGGGCAGTCAGGCCCTTGGCTTGGATCTCTTTCTCGATCTGCTGGTCGCTCATGGCCACTCCAATAAGAAACCCGGCGCATGGCCGGGCTGAATAACGTAGGCGCCAGAAACGCAAAAACCCGCACGAGGCGGGTTATGAGACTCTGGCAGTCTTAGAGCTATTTTGTGCCACCTGCTGGAAAAGTCAACTACTCCAAGCCGTAATTCCCGTCCGGCGGCAGGATCTGCTTCATCTTCACTTCGGCCATAAACTTCTGGGTGTCGTGGGTCTGCTGCTTGTCCAGCTTCTCCAGCTCCACCATCAGCTGCGCCTGACTCATCTGCTTGGCCTGTGCCAGCTTCATCAGCTCGATGCGCTCGCGGCGCTGGCTGTCTTCGTGCTGCAACTGCATGGTGGCCAGCTTGAACTGGCTGGAGAACTCCAGCTCCTGCTGCTTGAGCGATGCCTGCAATTGGGCCATCTGCAGGGCGCCGGCACTCTTCATCTGGGCGAGCTGGGTCTCGTGGTCAAACTTGGCTTGAGCCAGCTGCTGCTCCATCTGCAGCTTGATGAGCGCCGGATCTTGCTGGCCAGCTTCTTGCTGCTGCTTGATGGCCGCCTCGTACTCATCCTTGCTGCGCAGCACCTTGGCGTTGTCGATGTGCATGGACTGCAGCAGGGTCTTCATCGCCTCATAGGGGTTGAACATCGGTGCGAAGTTGGGGTTCTGGCTGTACTTGTCCAGGATCTGGGTCAGCTGGGCGGTCTGGATCTCCTTGACCAGCAGCGCACTGGTGCCGCGGGCCTGCACCTCGAAGTCGCCCTTAATGGCGGCATCTTCGCTGAACTGCATGTTCCAGTTGTAGAAGCGGCGGATCATCGGCTTGGTAATATTGTCGTCGTACTCCTTCACCTGCTGGCGGCGCACGGCGTTGGCCGCGTTCATCAGCATCGACATGCCGCCCAGTGTCGGCGTCACCTGCCCCTGCTCCCCCTGGCTTATCATTGGCACCCCGGCCTCACGGTCGAGCAGCGAGAGCGCCAGTTGCAGGATATTGGCCATATCGCTCTGGCGGCTGTCGAAGTGGAACACCCCGAACGCCTTTTGCACCTCGGCCCATTGCACATTCGAATCCATTTCCCACACCTTGAAGGGAGTGGCTTCCCAGTTGCCATCGCTCGGCGTGATGAGTCGCTTGTTTACCACCACTTGCGGCCCGACTGTCTTGGCGGCGTTGTCCAGCATTGCCCGCCACGCCGAGTTGATGATCCGCTGAGGGTGGCGCATCAGGTAAGGCATAGACAGGCCGAAGATGCTCCCCTCGTCCGGCTCGCAGACGTAGACGGAGTAGGGCCACTCCAGAGTATCCATCGGGTTGATGGTCACTTTCAGGATCACATCGCCCGAGAAGATGATGACGCCATCGAACTCGCGCCCATCCAGTCCACTGATATCGACACCGGCCACCGCCAGCAGCTCGATAGGAACCGGGCCGTGATAGGTCCACACCTCATAGCGGGAGTCCTGACTGGTGGGGTTGAGCCCGCACAGGTAGCGGATCTGGTCAACGAACTCGGCATAGCGGGTGCGTGTGGATGACGGGTCTTGCGCCAGCAGCTTCTCGATCTGCTCGGGGATAAAGCCCATGTCGGCCAGATTGAGCAGCTTGCGCAGCTCCTTCTTGGTCATGTACTCCCGCTCATAGACGAACTCACAGTCGGCGAAGCGGGTAGCGCTCATGTCCGGCACGAAGTCCCACGGCAGCACGCAGCGGGCGCCCGGTTTGAGGTCCTTAGCAATCTCGACCGCCCATGAGCCATCCTCTCCGGGCAGCCACGCCTGCTTGATGGCACTCTCCACGATCGGCCCCTTGATGATCCCGGTGCCAATCTTGGCGGCATAGTGCAGCATCCGGCGCGACTCGGCGTTGTAGTCGCAGGCGATCAGCTGGTCATCAATGGTCTTTTCCATCGCAGTGGCGGCAGCTTGGGCAGCGGCCAGGATCTGCGATGCAGCTTGGGCGCTATCCGTGGGTTGCTGTTCGCCATTGGCACCGGTCATCATCTGCTTGGCCAGCAGGGACAGCTTCGGATCTGGAGATGGCGCAATGCCGTAGTTCTTGTCATCGACCGGGAACAGCATATCCCCCATCTGGGCCGCCCATGCGTCGGTCTTCTCGCGGGTGATGTTGACGAAAGCTTGCGACTTCTTGGCAATCTCCAGCTCCTTGACGAACTCCGGCTCGTACTCTCCTCGGTACTGGCGCAGATCATCCAGCCAGCGTGGCTCGACAAGGCTGCGCTGCTGCAGCTGGTGCTCGAGATCGCGAAAGCGGCTGGCACCGAAGATATCAAGGGGCGAAAGCTGCTCCACCGCCTCGCCAGGCAGTGTAATTTCGGTCGGGTTGTTCATGGGGTCAGTATCCTGTTACAGAGTCGGCGGCGCGCTGCGCTGCCCTGGTGGCGTTGCTGGTGATGGTCTGCTTGCGATCCCGCTCCGGCATGGCACCTAGGCACAGGTACTGGGATGCGTCAGCAGGGTGGGAATATTGGTTCTTGTCTGGCTGGTCGGTGTACTTGGTGGCGCCTGCCACGTTTAGCTGCTTGTACTGGTAGCCGGTCTCGTAGGCCTTGATGATGACCCGGCAGTGCGGGCTGATAAGCAGGGCTGGCTGGCCCTTGCCAACAAGGCGGGACATCCACCACCGAACCCCCTCAAGGCGAGCCATCAGGTTATTGGTGTGGGCCGGTTCGGCTGGCATTCCCTTGTTGCTCAGCACTTCAAAGCAGGTGGTCTCATCCGCCTGACTGCGCCCCACCCCTGCCGGGTCACCCCAGATGGTGAACTCCATGTTGGCGTAACGACTGGTCAGCAGTGGCGATAACTGCTCATCAATGAAGCGCTCGATCCCCATGCCGGTGGCCACCACCTCATCCAGAATGCGCAACTGCCCGAAGGCGGTGATCTGGCCGATGATGGCGGCCGGGGTAAGCCCGAAGTCCATGCCAATGACGATGGGCAGCGACTTGATGGGGCCGAGCTTGTCCTTTGCGACGTGAAGATCCCGGTTGAAGTGGTCGATAAAGACCGGCTTACCGGTGGCCACGGTGGCGAAACGGTTGCAGATGCGTGAGCGCACCCAGTTCAGGGTCTTGCCGCCGAGCTGGTCAAACCAAGCGTCATACCCCTTCTTGTTGTTCTTGACGTTCTCCGCCTTGGGGTTGGCCACGAACCGGCGCCCCAGGTAGTCACGGAAGTAGCCCGCATCGATAAGCGCCTGCAGGTCTGGCGAGATGGGCGCCCCTGGAGATACCTCTACCAGCGCCCCTGGCTGCTCGTAGAAGCTCCAGCCAACCGGCTTAAGGGAGTTGCCGTCGTCATCCTGCTCGAATTCGAATTTGTGCCACCAGTGGTCCTCGTCAGGGCTGTTGGTGTCCATGATGAGGCCACACCACGTCGGGCCTCCGTCCTTGCCGGATGGGTAACGGGCCTGCACCGCTCGGGATGCCGCCTCGTTCACAATGTTCAGGTCGAGGAACTGCGCCTCGTTAATCCAGACGCCTGTCATCTCTAACGACAGCATCTTGCGGATGTCTTTGGGCCTATCCATCGACAGGAAGAAGAACTCGGCCTCGATGGTGGTCCTGCCGTCCGGGTGCGGGATCCGCATCATGCCGACGATCGGGGCGTCGAACTTGATGGGGCACACCTCTTCGGGGATCCAGTCCTGAAAGGTCTTGATGACCGTGGCCTTGAGTTCGCCGTAGGTGTTACGGATGCATACCCAGCGGGTTTTCCTCACGCCGTCAGCGCTGGGCTCTTGGTTTATGGACACATCCAGCATGAACATCACGCAGCCGACGCTCTTTCCTGAGCCAACCGGCCCGCGCACGGCGGCGATCATGGGTCGATCCCGGTGGATAGCCTCAAAGGTCGGGCTCGGGGAGTAGGTGATGGTCCTAATCTCCATCGCCTTCCCCACCCTTGTTCATAAAGCCCAGGTTCCACAACACCTGAACGCCGGTATTCTTGCCCTTGCGCAGCAGCTCATACTCAATGCGGGCTTTGTCGGTCAGCGCCTTGTCCTTTTCGGACTGCACCCGCTTGTGGTTGGTGCTCTCGACGATGTACGGGATCTCGACGATTGTCTTCTCGAGCTGCACGATGCGGCCGAGAACGTTATCCATCGCCCGGGTGGTGGAGTTGTAGAGCTTGTAGAGAGACATTCGCTGCTCAATATCCAGCTCGTCCTCTGGCAGCTCCAGATCCTTGGCGATGCGGCCGAGCGTCAGCACCCCGTTACGGAACCCGCAGCGCATGGCGACCAGCTCATCGGATAGATTGGCCTTCACCGCATCCTCGATCACCTCATCGGGAAAGAACTTGGCATAGACCCCGTGCCGCTGAGCAGGCTGGGCCACTTTGGTGGCGCGCGGCTTGTCTGTTTTCTTGCGGTGGTTGCGCTCAGGATTGAGCGCATCAGTCACCTTGCCGGTCGTGCGGCGCGGTGGCCGCTTGGCTGGCGGCTTCTTGTCTTTGTTATCGGTCATGGTTATCTGGTACAGCGCTCCAGTGCGTCGATGTAATCGAGCAGGCGAGCCGTAGACTCACCAGAAAGAGAAACCCCGCCATCAGCGGCGGGGTTTCATGGTCTCAGTGCGCAGGGAGTCATAGGCCCGCTCGCAGGCTAGTCCTGATGCTCGAGCTCGGTCATACGCCGCTGCCAGCTCACCCGCTCTTTCGTCAGCCCGGCTGAGCAGGTCGGCGAGCACCATGGCAGGTTGCCCGGTTGCCGAGCCTCCTTGGGCAGCGCTGGGATTGCTGGCGCATTGACTTGCTCTGGCTGCCAGACGGCGGGCTTGTTCGCGCAGCCGGCCAGACTCAACGCCAGCAGCAGCGGCATCAGCTTGTGCTTGGGCGATCTGTTCTTGTGCATGGTCTCTCACCTCATCGATTTCTGCCTGCCGGCGCTGCTCTTCCTCCCGAGCCTTCAGCTCAGCCTTGGTCCTGGCTGTGGCTAGTCGGGCAGTCTCTTCATTCCACTTCGCCTGCCAGGTCTTGCGCTCCCCCTCCTCCCCAGCAGAATGGCCGGAGCGATAGATAACCACCCCACCGCCAGCCAGGGCGGCTATCACCAGGGCGCCGGCCAGGAACGGCAGCGCCTTGCTCTGCGGAGTCACACCCATCACTCCCCCTTGCACTTCGCATTGAGGCGCAGCCGGTCTTTCCAGAGCCCGGGGCAGACCCGGTTCCCTGGCGCCGAGCAGTCCTGGTTGCCGGCCCGCTTGAACAGCAGGATCGCTTCACAGGCCCCGGGGTAGTCGCCGGCGTTCAGGCGCTTCACGATGGTGGAGCGGCAGAAGGCCCCAGGACCGATGTTGTGGGAGAGCTCGACATAGGCATCGAACTCATACTGGTGAAGCGGCACCTTGATGCAGGTCTTGAGGGCATTCTCGAACACCCGCACTTCCCGAAGGCTCCTGTTCACCGCAGCTACGGGTGTGATGGTGTCACCCATCTTGACCCCTTCGGTACTCCCAAAGCCGATGGTTGGCAACTTGGTCCCGTGTACCGGGTCAGGGTAAGCCACCGGCTCAAACCCCTCCCGATTCAGGACACCCACAAAGCCTGCGGCGCTCAGTGTGAGAGCTGCGATTGCAATGCGGACCTTGCTCACTATGCACCTCCCAAACGCGGCTTAATGATGTTCGACCAGACAAACCACCCCATCTGGACTGCAATCCACAACAGAGTGGCAGCAAGCACCCAGTCATTGAGCGAATAGCCAGCCAGGGTCATGCCTGACACGACCACTGGCGGCGCAGACTTCGCCACCCCCGCCGCAGCCGCTGCCGTGGCCAATTCTTCCTCTTTCCCCATGCCCCACCCCAGAAACGAAAAAACCCGCACAGTGGCGGGCCAGAAACAAAAAAGCCGGGCTCAATAAGAGTCCGGCTATGATGGATAGATTTTGTGCCACGCGACAGCAAATAGCAAGCAATCGCAGATATTGGCTGGTGACGGGTTATTGACGGTTACAGAATTCGCATTCAGTTAGATGGCATGGAAGTATCAGAAGTAGCCGTCACTGGGTTTATCGTATGCATTGGTCATTCTCTTATAGCCAAACAAGTCCAACCCGCGAACCTGACCAACCTCATTTGGGTGCACAATACTTATTAGCTGGCCATCTTCAACGGTTGGGTTGTCAACATCAATCGTATAGTTACGCAAATCAATCTTGTAGCATACCAGCAGATGCACTGGCATATAAATTGACATTTTTGACTCTTCATCGATCTTCACAATGCCCAGCTCAATCAGGTGCTCTAAATCTAGCTCTACCCCCCAGTCAGAGAACCAGGAGGGCCCGCCATCATCATTATGCAAATAACCCGCACTTATGACCAATGGCTCAAGCTCTCGCGTGTTTGCAAGAGCGTATTCAAGCAGCTCTGATGCTCTCATTACTTCATCTTCCGGTACCGCTCCACCTGCTGGAGGAAGAATGCCTGCATCTCACCCTTGTAGTTGCTGGCCTCACTCTCTGCCGGTGTCTTGATCTCCGGGTTCCGTTCTTTCCAGACCGCATAGGCGGCAGCCTTCTCTACTTCCACCCGCTCTTGGTCTTGCTGCGGCAATTCGCACAAGTTGAAGCTCAAACCTGATGCTCCTTCATCCACTCACGAAGGGCATGACTGTGGTAAATGGATCCATTCCACTGGAACTGGTTAATCGTGTCCTCAGCACAAGCCTTTATCAGGTCTCCTGCATCGGAGTCGAACACCGAGTCATCCTTGAGCTCAATGGTGCAGATACATGCCTTTGAGTCGTAGAACACACTCTTTACATAAGTGTGCAGGTCTGATGTGGCTAACATATGAGTGAACATCAACATCTGTGATAACTCAGTCGCCTTGGCGTAACGCGACTCTATTTTCACGCCGAATGCGATAATGGTGTCTACGTCTGTCTGTCGCGCCTTCTCATCGAAATAACTCATCAACAACCTCGCATATTTCCGTAGTAAAACACAAAGGCACCAAGAGGTGCCTTTGCCTTCATCACTCACATTGTATTTGATTGAGTCGCTACTGGAAGTGACCTACATCAGAAAGATCACGCTGCCTTGGCCTTATCCAGGTACTGGTGAAATGCCCGAACCGCATCGGTGTAGCAATACTGCAACTCTTGAGCGGCGTTGCGCTCTGCGTCGGTGGTCAGTGCGGGAGCTGCAATATACCCGGCGTGGCAGTGCGGGCAGGCGTGCGGCTTAGGCTTGGTGAGTTCACCGATACCGGAACAGGCAGGACAGCGCCCACCTTGGGTGTCACGCTCACAGCGGGAGACGATAAGCGCTCGCACCCGAGCCGCATTATCGTGATCCCCCAACAACTCCAACTCTCTGGCCCGCTTCGCTTCACGGCGCCCATAGGGGTGATGGCGCTTGTAGAGTCGCAGCAGTCGCTCGCTGTCACCATTCAGTTCAGCCACGTTCATAACCGCGCTGACCGGGTAACTGGCTGCCAGCTGGCGCAGGGCGATACCATCACTCAGGTGGCGGGCACGCAATACCTTCACCCCTATCGGGTGGATATGCTCGGCGTGAGCAAGGGCGGCCAGTACCTCCTCGCGCCCCACGCTATCCGGTGAACGGCCGGAGCGCTGTGATTCTGCCTCGATGGATACAGCCTTGGGGCCGTGCAGTTTGATAAGAAGCTCAATGCTCATGGGTTGGTCCTCTTTTGGTCTTGGTCCTGATTGAAAGCGGTGAGCAGCCAGGCGCGCAGCTGGCCGGATTTGACGTGTTCCGGGGTGGCCTCGATGACAGTCCACCCCAGCAAGCGGGCCTCGTTCATCTTGGCTCGGTCCTCCACAAACCCCTTGCCGCGGGTATGGCGACCACCGGAGTGAATGCCGCCGTGGATCTCGACGGCGATCATGCGGGTGGGCCAGGCGTAGTCCAGTCGCCATTTGCGCTTTGGGTGGAACACAAGCTCGGTGGCGGGGTCAGGGAAACCTACCAACTGGGCCAGTACCTTACCGTGTAGTTCATCCACCTGCTGCGCCTTCTTGACCTTGTTCGCCACGGCCTTGGCTTTCGGGTGTTTATCCAGCAGGCGGCTGGCAGCGATAGCAGAGAGGTGGATCATTCAGCCTCCTTCACACCGACAAGCCCACGCACCACCCAGCTGTGCAGCTGACGGGTCAGGGCGTGATAGACAACCTCTTCACGTTCCCCGCGCTGCCAGTCGTAGGCGATACGGCCATCAATGGCGTCATGGCAAGCGCTGCACGCCTCAACCGCCACTAAATCATCCCCCTTGAGGGCCATTCCATGCGGGGCGCTTGGCAGGTGAGCCAGCACAGTGGTTTCAGTGCCACCGATGCAGACCCCGGCAAGCTGGATCTTGCAGATCTGGCCGCGAGCACCATCGCGCAGGTCGCTGGAGCGGATTGGGCTGGTCTCGAATCTCATCCGGCAAACCCCATCAGCTGGGCGCAGGCGTTCTCAGCCTCCTC